CTTCAGTTGCAACAATTATCGAATCCATTCCTGGATTTGCTAGTGATAGCGACGGAGCAGCAGACACAATGAAGTTTGCGTTCGGTGTACAAAAAGTGGGTCAATTTAATAACAGATACAAGGTTTACAAAAACCCTTATTTCTTAGAAAACTTGATCTTGATAGGTCTACGTGGTAGTCAATTCTTGGAATGCGGTGCGGTATACGCTCCTTATGTTCCTTTGATCATGACACCTCTTGTATACGATCCTACAACATTTACTCCTAAAAAGGGTATTATGACAAGATACGCTAAGAAGATGGTAAGACCCGAGTTTTTCGCAAAACTATGGGTTGCTGATCTTGATCAAGTATAATCATTAGAATTATATTGATAATAAAAGAGCCGATAGCAATATCGGCTTTTTTTATTTTGTTCGATAATGAATCTCCATTGATATTTATATAAAATAACATCCGCATGGCAAACAAAGTATATTATAATGGATCACCAGGTGCTATCTCAGGAAGCACACCTTTTGCATTTTATGATTTAGATACTACGTATCAAATTGATGGTCCGAAGGTAGCTAACTTTTGTGCTAGAAAATTAGGATATCCTATGATGGATGTCGAATTGCAAGATCAGAATTTTTACACATGCTTTGAAGAAGCTGTGACTACATATGGTAATGAATTATACTTATTTAAAATAAGAGATAATTATTTATCACTTGAAGGATCACCTACTGGATCAGCATTAAATACTACAGTAATCAATTCAGGATTGAATAGTATTATTAATATCTCAACTAACTACGGTGAAGCAATAGGAGTAGGTGGGTATACTAATATTTACAAAGGAGCTTTACCTGTAATTTCAGGGCAACAATCATACGATATGAAAGCATGGGCTTCAGCCTCTGCATCTTTAACTCCTGGTGATAGTATTGTATTAACTAGAATATTTTATGAACCAGCACCAGCAGTGGGTCGTTTCTTTGATCCATTTACAGGTACTGGATTTGATAGACAAGGAATGTTAGAATCATTTGGTTGGGGTGCTCAATCAAGCGTTGTATCGACTATGTTATTCCCAGTATTTTGGGATATACAAAGAATTCAAGAAATTGAAATGAGCGATACAGTAAGACGTTCTCATTATTCATTCGAAGTAGTAAATAACGTTTTAAAAATATTCCCTATTCCAATATCAACAAGTAATCCAGCATGGACTGGTACATTATGGTTTGAATATAGTAAGCAATCTGAAATGAATAGCCCATCAAAAGGACCATATTCAGGATCAGCTAATTTAGTTACTAATATGGGTAATGTACCTTATAATAACCCAGTATATTCTCAAATTAACGCTCCAGGTAGATATTGGATATATGAATACTCAGCTGCATTAGCAAAAGAAATGCTTGGGTATGTTAGAGGTAAGTACACAACAGTTCCTATTCCAGGAGCTGAAGCAACTCTTAACCAACAAGATTTATTAGCAGATGCTAGAACCGAAAAAGCAAATCTAATTGAAAAATTGAGAGGTGATCTTGATGAAATGACAAGAAAGAGTCAATTAGAAAGAAAGCAAGCTGAAACTGTAGCTGCTAAAGGAACGTTGAATGAAATACCACAAATGATTTTTATAGGATAAAAGTATGGCACTATTTGGAAAAACAACTGACATAGATACCTTTAAGATATTTAGCAGAGAATTAATAAACGATGTAATCTCACAGCAAGTGGGGTACTATAAACCTATTCTTGAAGATACAAAAGCAAACATATATTCTGAAGGACCAAATAAGGTTTTTTTAGGACCTGTTCTTTTAAATTGTTTAATTGATAGAGGTGATTTTGAAGCACCTGTAGACGAATTTGGTATTGATGTAGTAAGAACAGTTAAATTTAGATTCTTGAATGATGATTTATTACTAGCTAATGTACATTGTGAAGCAGGAGATATAGTAATGTATAATGAATTGTATTATGAAGTAGATAATGTAAATCCAAACCAATTAATTCTTGGTAAAGATCATGACTATGCTTATAGTACTGGATTAGAAAACTTTGGTGATAATTATTCAACAATAATAGAAACTCATTACACTCGTGGAGATAAAGTTGGTATTACCCAAGTAAGATAACATGGTAACAAAACCAAGACCTCAAACACAAAGAGAGTTTCTTAGTAAACTTATTACTCCAAGTACTGGTGTGTCTAATAGTGTTTTTTCTGAACCATTCAAACCAGGTGAGCCTGAATTTAATAGAGCTTTAGAAATATCATTACAAGATGATATTAATAAAGTATATAATATAGGTATTGAAGATATCGATGAAGCCATATTATTCTATTTTAAAAACATCATTAATCCAAGTGTACTTCAAAACAATAATAAAATACAAGTACCAATAATATATGGAAATCCAGAGCAATGGAAAGGAGTTCAACAAGACGGATATTATAGAGATCAAAAAGGTAAAATACAAACTCCTGTTTTATTATTTAACCGTGATTCATTACAACCAAACAGAACATTAGGTAATAAATTAGATGGTAATGCTGCAAAGAACGTAACATTTATAAAAAATAATTATAGTAGAAGAAATAATTATGATAATTTTTATGCATTAACAGGTCAAATTTTACAAGAAGATTATGTAGTAAGTGTAATCCCTGATTATGTTACATTAACATATTCTTGTATATTATTTACTGAATATATTGAGCAGGCTGACCTAATAATTGAATCAATTAATTTTGCAGCAGGATCATACTGGGGTGATCCAAAAAAATTCCAATTTAAAACAAGAATTGATTCTTATATTACTCAAGTTACATTAAAAGAAAACGAAGATAGAACAGTTAAATATTCATTTAATTTAGTATTAAACGGATATATCATTCCAGACAGTGTTAATAAAGAAATAGCAGTTGCATATAATAAATTTCATAATTTTACAAAAGTTATTTTTAATATTGAAGCACCTACAACTAACTATAGTTCATACTTAGCTCCATAATCCAAGCATTTGAAACAACATTAGGTAGACAAGTATAATGGAAAAACCTAGACCAGAAAATAGAAGAGAGTTTATGAATAGACTGGTTGTCCCTGTCTCACAACCTATTTCTCCTAATCCTGGTCAACCTGAATTTAATAGAGCTTTAGAAATATCATTAAAAGATACTACAGGTAAAATAATTAAAATCGGTATCCAAGATATCGATGAAGCTGTAATGCATTATTTAAAAGAAGTAATTAAACCTTCTGTAGTACAAAATAATAATGTAATACAAGTTCCTATTTTCCATGCTTCTCCTGAAAAATGGAAGTCTGCTCAACAAGATGGATATTTTAAAGATAGTAACGATCGTATACAAGCCCCTCTTATTATTCTTAAAAAGGATGAAATTATACAAAATAGAACAGTAGGTAATAAATTAGATGGAAACGTAGTACATAATGTTATTTTAATAAAAAATTCTTATAATAAAAGAAACTCATATAATAATTATTACGTATTAACAGATCAAAAACTTGAAGAGGATTTTATGATCGGGATTATACCTGATTATGTTACTATCACCTATTCATGTATTGTATTTACAGAATATATTGCTCAGAATAATAAAATAATTGAATCAATTAATTTTGCAGCAGGAGCATATTGGGGTAATCCAGAGAAGTTCAGATTTAAATCTAGAATTGATGAATTTAGTACTAAAGCAACAGTTGGAAAAACTATAGATAGAACGATTAAAACAGAATTTAAACTTATTATCAATGGGTATATTATCCCAGATAGTGTTAATAAAGAAATAGCGTTATTATCTAATAGATTTCATAATATTACCAAGCTTGTATTTAATACTGAATTGTCAACAGGAATGACATTCAATAAATACAGATTAACTCCTACTCCTACAAATACTCCATTAAACGTTACACCTACTCCTTCTCCAACATTCACTCCTTCATCAACATCTACTCCTACCAACACTCCCACTAACACTCCTTCATCAACAGTAACACCTACTAAAACTCCAACTAATACTCCAACACAAACTCCTACTAATACTCCCACTCAAACTAATACTCAAACTCCTACTAATACACCAACAAC